CTCATAAGGTTGTTCGCCTTGGCTGTATCTTTCATTGCGTTCTGGTGTATAAGATAATTCATCATAGGCTGCCAAATTATTTACAACCTCTGCATCATAACCCAATGAAATTAAATCTGTTCTAGTTAATAGTTTTCTATGCGCAACAAAAGGGCTATCTTCAATTGTTTTTGCTGTTTTACTAATTAAAAACTCTTCTGGTGGTAAAGAATCTATTTGTATTTTTCCAACACTTTCTTTTTTCTTAACCACTACATCATACTTAACCAATGGTGGCAAAGCCATTCCATCTGGTCCTAACTCTTCAACTTGAATTTCTTCTTTTGATTGTTCTACTACTTCCCTTGTATCATCTTGAAGTAATAATGCTAATTCTCTTTCTGTTAAACCCTTGTAGCTTTCTTTTTTCGTGGTGTCCTTTTCTTCGTAGTAGACTTTGAAGATTCCGACTTTTTGGAGTAAGGCTGTTTTAAAGGTTTCGTGAAGGATACCAAATCCATCATTTTGCGTATTAAAGACCCAATTACAGAAATGAGTTGCTTGTTCTGCTGTTTTTTCTCCATTTTCATTCTTTGCCTCAAATTTAACTACATTATCACTAGCTGTAAATATTCTCATCAAGTGAGGTAACGCACCATCAACTACCTCTGCAACTTCACCAGTTACAATACTGCTCCTGCCTTCAGTTTCCGTTCCATAAGGTTTTCGGAGATAAGCCTCCAGAGATTTCCGTCTCTGTGTTGTTGTTTCGCTCTCTATGTACCCGATTGCTGCGTTTATTTCTTGATCGACTATTGCTTTGAGTCTGTGATCGTCCATTTAGTTTATGCTCCAACTCTAAGATTCTTTTTTCTAACTCTTTTAATTTTATTTGAGGATCAATCCCCTGTTTAAATAACATCATACGACCCACCTTGTATCTGATTTAGGTAAAACACTCCATTTTTCATTAGACATCATTTCAACAGCCATTGCAAGGTATCGCAAACAATCACTAGCATGGCTATGCTCATCATGTAATGGATTTGTTGGTTCACCTGCAGAGTTAATACTTCTTCTATATCTTTTCAAATGATTAATTAATGTTATTGTTTTATCTTTATCAAACCATATTCTAGGAAAAGTCATTCTTGTTTTAATAATGCCTTGTTCAACATCTCCTCTGCCTAAAATATAAGTACTTCTGCCCATACTTGACATCATTTCTTCTGTGCTTTTACCGTACTTAAAATCTTTATGATGCGCATCATGTGGCAAATAATCTGTACCCCAATGCCAATCTCTTGATTCAATCTCTTTAACGTAACTTTCTAAAGTTCTGTGCGAATCTTCTATAAAATCAATAATTCTAATTTCTGAAGATGCTACTTGGCAAAAGATAATAGCCATTGCATCATTCCAACCTAAATCCCAAACAGTATGAACTAATAACTGAGGATCATAAGGTATACTTCTAACTCTACTTTCGCTGTAAATATCCTGTATTTCTTGAGTATATATTGCACCTTCAATTGTTGGTCTACACTTTCCCTCCCAAACAGTTTTATAACCAACAGGATCACGTTTTTGCCATTGCACCCTTTCTTTTTCTAACTCTTCTGGAAAAAAAGGATTATCATTGTAATTCATTTCACAAACCCAACAATCATCTGGTGGGTCTACTACAAATCTAGTGTAAGTTTCGTCAGTATCAAGTTCTGGGTTAAAAGTTATCCATATTTCTGATTTTTCTTTTCTAATAGTTGGAATTAAAATATCCCATGATTTTTTACTTACTACCTGTGCTTCTTCTACCCAACAGATGTCAGTTCCCTCGTATGACTTAAGGTTTGCTACACCTTGTTGTCTTATACCTATAAACGTTATTTCCGAACCATTTTTCCCTATAATTTTCTGTTCTTGGATATCAAAACTTCCATGAACTCCCATTATTGTAATTTGATCCTTTAATAACCTATGTACTGACTCCTGTATGGATTTCTGCGTTTCTCTGGCACATAAAACTCTTGTTTGTTGCTGTAAACATCTAATAATTATTGCTCTGGCAACAGACCAACTCTTTGCCGAACCTCTACCACCATGTAAAACTTTTAATCTTTTAGGTTTAAAAAGTGGTAATAACTTTTTAGGTATTTCTAAATTATATTCCAACAATTTTTATGCTAACAGGTTGACCATCTGCCCCTGTTATCTCATTTACATTGGTTTCTTTCCAACCTGCTCTTGTCTTTAACCAAAAGATAGCTGCAGAGGTATTACCTTGTTTTGCTTGATCGAATAAACCTTTGGCTACTTGAGCATTAGCATCTATTCTTCCATCAGCTAATTCTTTTTTATAATACTTTACTAAAGTATCTGCTGATATTTCTAGTTTACCTGCTATGTCCTCATGCGTAATACCAACTGCCGCCAATGTTCTTACCATTGTTTGCTTTTCAGTTGTTGCTTGATGAGGTGGTCTGCCTACGCTCACACTTGTCATCTTTTATAACTCCGATTTAATTAATTAACTTCGCTTTTTTTCCTGTAAAATTTTCCCATCTTTTAATAATTACGTCGCAATAAATGGGGTTTAATTCAAAACCGTAACAAACTCTATCTTGTTTCTCGCATGCAATTAGCGTACTCCCAGAGCCTAAAAAACCATCATAAACAATATTTTTTCCAACACTTCCATCTCTAATTAACTTTTCCATCATTTTTATTGGTTTCATTGTTGGGTGTAATTTATTTTTTAATGGTTTATCAAACTCCAAAACATCGGTTGAAAATCCTCCGTAAAACTTGTGTTTATCTTTCCATCCATAAAAACACATTTCATATTTACTTACATAATCTTGCCTAGTTAAAACGTGATTATTTTTTAACCATATTAATTGCGAAGCTATGCGAATGTTATTTTTCCTCATGCTGTCACAAAGTTCGTAAGCGTTTTTTCCGTTTATCCATATATAAATTGTATTATATTCTGTTAACTTAAAATTTTTAATAAAATCAAAACTAAATGATTTAAAATCGGTTGTATCATCCGCCTCCATGTAATTGGTTATTCTATTGCCACCAAATCTTTTATTAAGATGCTCATTTTTTTTATTATAATTTACTCCGTAAGGAGGGTCAGTCAAAACCATGTTTGCCTTTTTGTCTAGCATTAGTTTATTTACATTTTCTACGATCCTACAATCACCGCAAAAAATTTTATGATCTCCCAGTTCATATATATCACCTTCTTTTGTTACTGGTTCTTCAGGTATTTCTGGAACTTCATCATCATCTGTTAAACCTTTTATTGGATTTGACAATATATTAAGTTCTTTATCATTAAACCCTAATATGTTTAAATCAATTCCAGAATCTTTTAATGATTCTATTTCTAATCCAAGTATCGTATTGTTATATGTTGAATTAGTTGCTATTTTATTGTCAGCAATAATATATGCTTTTTTTTCTACTTCTGATAAATGATCTAATCTTATGCAAGGAACTGTTTCTAAACCTAATTTTTTAGCTGCTAACACTCTGCCATGCCCTGCAATAATTCCTCTTTCTTTATCTATTAATACAGGAACATTAAATTTAAACTTTTTAATTGACCCTGCTAACTGATCTACTTGTTCCTCTGAGTGTTCCCTAGCATTATTTACATAAGGTATTAGTGTTTTAACGTGTAAATGTTCTATTTGCATTAATTATTATAAATTTCTCTACTTTGTTTTTTATATTCAACAGGTAAGTTTAGTTGATTTCTAACATATTTTATTACTAATAAGTTTTTTTTCAAGAATCTTTAATTTTTCATACGAAGTTTTTAAACTTTTGTTTAAAAAAGTATTTATTTTATAAGGTGTTATTTTTTCATATAATTCTTGATCCTGCCGATAAAAATACGAAAGATAAGTATTCCTATAATTTTTCCTTCTTTCTTTTAAAAATGCTTCTTCTAACCCTGCATCTTCTTTATTAGTGTTATAACCTAACCTCCACTTACAGTCATTATTTTTTATCAGTTCGAGTTTTTGCCACTCTTCTGCTGTCATCATGGAAGCCTATTTAATACTTTCCAATTTAAATGACCTGAATATTTTGCATACACTCGCATTTGATTAAGAACATATTCTTTATTTAATTCTTTATCCGTTGGGTGCATTTGATTGCCACACCTTAACTTTTCAAAATCATTCTTAATATCTTCAAATCGTTGCCAAAGTTCTGCTGTCATTTAACAATCCCATTTTCTTAATGCCTTGTTAATTCTGCTGTTTGGATCATTTGCTGTTTTTTTTGAAGTTAGCTTTTTCATTCCCCCCATTCTAGCACAAAATGATTTTCTGCGACTTGCTGCTTTTGGGGATTTTTTAGCTTGTTTTGCACTTACAGGTGGTTTTAGATTTGAACCAGTTTTTCT